ACTTAACGCATCATTTGATGACGTAATGGCTTCAGCCTCACGTCTTCTTGGTCGTAACATGGCAATCTATCTTGACCAGTTGTCACGCGACACACTCTATGCAGCAACATCAGTAATCTACGGTGAAGACCGCTCAGGCCAGACAGCAGTTAATGCTTGGTACGCTGACGGAACAACCGCAGCAAACCGTGCTGCTATGACAGGCACTTACTTCATGACACCTCACACTGTGAAGGATGCAGTAGAGAGCCTAGCAACAAAGAATATCCCTCGCCTTGGTGAGACCTATGGTGCTTTCGTTCACCCACACCAGTCACGTAAGCTACGTGACAATCCGGAATTCATCGAAGTAACCAAGTACGCAGCACCTGGTAACTTCATGCTCGGTGAAATCGGTCGTTTGTACGACTGCGTATTCATCGAAACCACACAGGTCCTAAAGGTTGCTGGTGGTGCTGGTGCTTCATACACAACAGATACAACAGTTGCTAACCCAACAGTTTCTGCTGGTGGTGGATACATCACACCTGCTACAAAGACAGGTAACGGTGGTTCAGACCGCTATGCATCTATCTTCATCGGAGATAACGCATTCGGTCACGCAATCTCTCTTCCAGTCGAACTCCGCGATGGCGGTATTCTTGACTTCGGTCGTGAGCACGCACTTGCTTGGTACTCAATCTTCGGACTTGGTCTAATCACTGACCAGGCTGTAGTTATTGCAGAAACCAACTAATTACAATTTAATAGCTTAAATGTTGGGCGGGGAGATTTAAACTCCCCGCTTCAACACAAACTCATTCACTAACCCGGAGGATACAAATGGCAACAAAGAAATCACCAACAGACGTCACAGGCCGTAGCCGTGATGAGCTAGCAGACCAGTTCTCAGATGAAACAGCTAAGAGAGCAGAAGAGATGTCACTAGCAACAGCAACTGCTGCTATTAAGGCAGAAACACAAGTTATTGACGCTACCAAGCCTGACCGTCAAACAGTTATCGTTGACACAGTAGACCGGGTAGGTAAGCAAGATGACACAGTAATTATTCGCGTTGTAGAAAACATTGAAAACATGACCCTTGGAGCTGGAAACAACTTTAACTTTAAGCCGGGTCAGAAGTACGAAGTTACACGTTCAGTAGCTGAACACTTAAAAGAAAAAGGCTACTTAGCAGCCAATATTTAATTGGTTAACGAAGCAGCGGTCTTCCCCCCGCTGTTTCGTTTATCAAGTTTTTTTGGCCGTAACCGCTACCATTAGACTAGTTACGTTAGGAGTGGTTAGTGGCTGTATTAGCAGACCTAGTGTCTAGAGTAAGGCTCGAGCTAGGCGACATGCCAACTCAGTTTACCTACACCGCAACAGGCGACGGAACTACTAAAGTTTTTGACTTAAAAAAGAAGCCTGTTGAAAACACCACTCTTTTAGTTACAGTAGCTGGTAGCCCAGTAGCTACCCCAGCCGGATACACGGTCCAACAAGATTTAGGCATTGTTACTTTTGTAACCGCCCCAGCCCTTAACGCTGCAATCTCCGTAGTTGGAACTCATTACCGCTACTTTACAGACTCAGACATAACACGCTTTGTTAATACTGCGGTTGAACAGCATACCTTTGAAAGAACAGACGGCTACGGAAGCCAGATGACGATTGCCATGCTTCCGCCAGTTGAAGAGTACCCACTTGCAATTCTGTCAACAATTGAAGCTCTATGGGCGCTTGCTACAGACTCTGCATTTGATATTAATATATCTTCACCAGACGGGGTTATGATTCCTCGCTCCGATAGATACCGACAGCTTACTCAGATGATTCAATCTAGAACTGACCAGTACAAGCAGCTTTCCTCTGCGCTTAACATTGGAATTTGGCGTATTGAGATGGGAACACTTCGCCGTGTTTCTCGTCTTACTAACAAGCTTGTGCCTATGTACTTAGCCCAAGAAATTGATGACTCTCGTAGACCAGAGCGCGTCTTTATTCAAAACGACCTCAAAGGCCGCAAGCCAATGCCTACTTACGCGGGTGTTTACGACATTGCTCTTTATCAAGGCGACTCATGGTCTGGCGAATTTGACTTCCCATTTGATGTCACAGCTCTTACTTTTAAAGCTCAAGTTAGAACCTACCCAAATGCCCCTGCACTTTACGCCACATTTACGATTGATAAAGTTGACGCGGCTAACGGCCGTATTCGTTTGACGATGCCTCCGTCGGCTACTAAGTATTTACCAGCACGAGCCTTCTGGGACCTTCAGGCCACAAGTACAACAGATGCAACCTTCGAACAGACCTATATTCGCGGGCAAGTATTTGTAACCCAACAAGTGACATTGGATTAATATGAGCGGACTTATCCCAGTAAACGGCCAAGTAGTTGTGCAGGTAACCCCACCAGCATCGCCTGCAGTTACTTTAAACCAAATTACAGTTGGGGGCATAAATCAACCCTCGGTGGCGTATCATCATACTCAGGGAACATCTTCGGCTGTGTGGGTTATAACTCACAACCTTGGTTGGTATCCAAACGTAACTGTTCAGGACTCGGGCGGGTCAATCGTTGAAGGTGAAATAGCCTACACGAGCACCATGTCCCTTACGATAACTTTCACCGGGGCATTCAGCGGCAGAGCGTACCTTTCCTAAGGAGAAAAGATAAATGGCACGTAAATATTTAACGTCACTTGATTTGACGAAGAACGAGCTTCAAAATGCTCGTATTCAAAATCTAGCGACTGACCCAGCAAGTCCTGTAACAGGCCAGGTTTACTACAACACCGCTTCTAATGAACTGCGTGTTTATAACGGCACTATCTGGGAAGCTGTTGGACTTAACGGCGTAACCGCAGATGCTGCAGAAATCAACATCCTTGATGGCGCAACCCTTACCACTACAGAGCTTAACTACGTTGATGGCGTTACCTCAGGTATTCAAGGTCAACTTGACCTAAAGGCTCCTCTTGCTAACCCTACCTTTACAGGTACGGTTTCTATGGACTCTTCAATCGTATTTGAAGGTTCTTCAGCAGATACTAGCGAGACTACCCTTACTGTCACTAATCCAACCGCTGACCGCACAATCACTCTCCCTGATGCTAGCGGAACAGTAATCCTTACTACAAATAAGGTAACAGATTTAACAGCACCAACCAGCTCGTTCTCAATGAACAGCAACTTAATCACTAACGTAGCAGACCCAGTTAGCGCACAAGACGCTGCAACTAAGAACTACGTAGACTCTGTTGCACAAGGTCTTGATGTTAAGGCTTCAGTACGCGCCGCTACAACTGCAACAGTAACTTTATCTACAGACCTTGAAAATGGAGATACTCTTGATGGGGTAACTCTTGCTACTGGTGACCGCGTTCTTGTTAAGAACCAGTCTACGGGCTCTGAAAACGGTATCTATGTAGTTAAAGCCTCTGGAGCTCCAGACCGTGCGCTAGACGCCAACGTAAGCGCAGACGTAACTGCTGGAATGTTCGCTTTTGTTAGCGAAGGTACAGTAAACGGAAATAGCGGATGGGTATTAACTACTGACGACGCTATTACGCTAGGAACTACTGCTCTTACTTTTGCACAGTTCTCAGGAGCTGGAACTTACACAGCCTCTAACGGCGTTCTTCTTACAGGAACTAACTTCACGTTTGCCCCACTTTCTACAGGTGGTCTTCAAACAGCTGCTGGTGGCGGTTCTATCAAGCTTGCTGCCAACTCAGGTGCTGCTACAGACGCTAACGGTTTTGCAATTGGTGCTGGTAACGGTATCGTCGTTGGAACCAACACCATCTCTGTTGATGCAACCGTAGTAGCCCGAAAGTACTCAACCACACTTTCAACTTCAGCTACTTCATACACAGTCACTCACAACCTAGGAACACTAGATGTTCACGTTCAAGTTTATGAAGTGGCCACTGGAGAAGAAGTTATTGTAGATAACGTGCGAGCAACAACATCCACTGTAACACTTGGCTTTGCATCTGCACCAACATCTAACGCCTACAGAGTAGTTGTAATCGGGTAATATAAATGAGTACAAAGGCATTAGTACCTCTAAACGTACTGGCTAAAGGCAGCGAGCCTGTTGGCCAACGTGCAGGTGACCTATACTTTGATACGACCACATTAAAGCTAAGAATCTATGATGGTACACTTTGGATTGATATTGTCGGTACTGGTGGGTCATCTCAACTTCAAGTAGACGGTGGAAGACCAGCGTCGTTCTACGGAGGAACGCCGAATGTATTTGGTGGGTCTCCAAATTCTACATTTACAGGGGAGTACACAGGTTCTTATGACGGAGGGGTTTCATAATGGCAGTTAATATCCTACTACGCAGAGGAACTGCGGCTGAGTGGACTGCTTCAAATCCAATTCTTCTTGAAGGTGAAGTTGGTGTAGAAACTGACACTAAGAAGCTTAAAGTTGGAGACGGACTTACAGTTTGGGCTTCTCTACCTTACATTACTTTAACTCCAGCAGCTGCATCAAGCCTCTACGCTACAATTGCTAATCCTACTTTTACTGGAACAATGTCTTTGGGTACTGGTGTAAACCTTGTATTTGAAGGCGCAACTGCAAATGATTTTGAAACTACATTACAGGTAGCAGACCCCACAGCAGATAGAGCCCTAACTCTTCCAGATGCATCAGGAACACTGGCTACACAATCCTATGTAACCACTGAACTAGGAACGCATAACTCAGACACAACTTCAGTGCATGGAATTGACGACACTTCAACACTTGCTACAAAGACATATGCAGATACTTCAGTTTCAACACATAACTCAGACACAACTTTAGTGCATGGAATTGCAGACACAGCAGAACTTGCTACAAAGACATATGCAGATAATGCGGCCGCTAATGCAGTCTCTACATCAATCGGTACACACGAAGCAGATACATTAAATGTGCATGGAATAGCAGACACTAGCCTCCTTGTAACAACAACTGGAACTCAAACTCTTACCAATAAAACTCTTACTACCCCAACTATTAATGGTCCAGAAATTACTGCTACTGGTGGAACTCCACGTATTCACGGTATTTATCTTCCAGAGCCACATCATATTACATTTGAAGGCTCAACAACAGATGAGTTTGAAACAGTTTTAACAGTTGCAAACCCAACAGCAGATAGAACTGTAACTATTCCAGATGCAACTACTACTCTTGTTGGAAGAGATACGACAGATACTCTTACAAATAAAACTTTAACTTCACCAGTAATTAATACTCCTACTGGAATTACAAAGACAGATGTCGGACTTGCAAATGTTGATAATACAACAGATGCTAACAAGCCAGTATCAACTGCTCAACAGACCGCTCTTAATCTAAAGGCAAACCTTGCAGACCCTACATTTACTGGAACAGTGGTGCTGCCTTCAACAACATCAGTTGGAGATGTCTCAGCAACTGAACTTGGCTATGTAAACGGCGTAACCTCCGCAATCCAGACTCAGTTAGACGATAAGCTCTCTAAAACTGGTGGGACAATGACAGGGGCACTTACACTATCAGGTGCGCCAACAGAATCTCTTCATGCAGCAACTAAGGCATATGTAGACTCTGCAGTAGAAGGACTTCATGTTCATCCATCTGTAAAGGCAGCTACAACAGAAAACATAACACTTGCTACTGCTGTTGAAAATGGAGACACTCTTGATGGAGTTACCCTTGTTACTGGAGACCGTATTCTTGTTAAGAATCAAACAACAACTTCACAAAACGGTATTTATGTTGTTGCTGCTTCTGGCGCACCAGCTCGTGCTACAGATTTTGATACAGCATCAGAAGTTGACTCTGGTGACTTCGTATTCGTAGACCAAGGTACCACTAATGGTAATACTGGGTACGTACAAATTAATACCCCTGCAACTATTGGAACTGATGCTATAGAATTTGTTCAGTTCTCAGGCGCTGGAACATTCCTAGCAGGTAGCGCACTTACACTAACTGGTAATACCTTCTCTATCGCAGATGGAGCAATTACATCAGCAAAGATTGCAGATGGAACAATTGTTGACGGGGATATCAATGCTTCAGCAGCAATTGCCCAGTCTAAGATTTCAGGCCTTACCGCTGCTCTAGGAGATAAAGCGCCTCTAGCCTCACCAACATTTACAGGAACTGTAACGCTTCCTGCCGCAGGAATTGTGTTTTCAGATGGAACACAGGCCCTTGAAGGTGTTCCATCACGTACCCCTATTATTCAAAAGACAGCTTCATACACACTTTCATCCTTGACTGAAAGAGATGATTTAATTGAAGTTGCCAATGCAAGTGCTACAACAATTACTATCCCATTAAACTCAGCAGTAGCTTTCCCAGTAGGAACATCAATTGATATCCTTCAAACTTCTACAGGACAGGTAACAATTGCTGGAGCTGCTGGAGTAACAGTAAACGCAACACCAGGATTAAAACTAAGGACCCAATGGTCTTCATGCACCCTTTTCAAAAGAGCAGAAAATACCTGGGTTGTCTTCGGCGACTTGACGGCTTAAGAAAATATATAGGAAAATAAAATGGGTAAAAGAGTTGGAAAAAAGTCACAGGCTTCAAATGACTTTTTAGAGCCATTAGCTCCTACAGGCGTATCTGCTTCAAACGTTGGAACAGGCAGAGCGTATAACAATGGAGCAGCGGTTGTTTCATTTTCTTTACCAGCACTTTCTCCTGCAGCCACTTCCTTTACAGTAACAGCAAGTTCAGGTCAGACAGGAAGCGGGTCATCCTCTCCAATTACAGTTACTGGCATTCCTGTTAGCGCATCTGTAACATTTACAGTAACGGCTACAAATGCTGCAGGAACTTCTGCGGCTTCTACTGCGTCTTCTGCAATTGCTATTACAACAAGGCCACAGGCACCCCAATCAGTTTCTGGGTCCGCACATTCTGCAAACGTTAACAGGATTAGTTGGACCGCTGGGGCCAACGGAGGTAGCGCAATTACCTCTTATACAATTACTGGTTCTGACGGAACGACTTACTCTGGTATTTCGGGCTCAGCGGTATCCTATGACGCTACAGATAACACCCCTTCCGCTACCTCCCCAGGGTCACAGACCTACACTATTGTGGCTATTACTTCGGTAGGTACCTCAGATGCAGCCGTGACAGGCACTGTTAATACTACTGCTCCGTTCTTTCCACCCTTCTTTCCACCATTCTTCCCATTCTTCCCGCCATTCTTCCCGCCGTTTTTCCCCTTCTTCCCGTTCTTCCCGCCGTTTTTCCCGCCGTTCTTTCCGTTTTTCCCATTCTTCCCGCCGTTTTTCCCACCATTCTTTCCGTTCTTTCCGCCATTCTTCCCACCGTTTTTCCCTCCGTTCTTCCCAAGCTTTGGTGGATGTGGGTCAGATTGCTATTTCTGTGCGTATGACTTTGGCGCAGGGTGCGGTTGTCAGTGCGCTTACTAAGATATGGTATATTTATTAAGTAATTACAAAAGGAGAACTTAATGAGTACGTATGCGTATGCAACAAAAGTATCTGAAGACTCTTACGAAGTTTTTAATATGCTACACCTTGAGAGCCCTAAAGCAGACACTTTAATTCAGCGCATTGAAGACGCGCTAGATAGCGGGCTTCCAATAACAACAATGGTTACTACAGACATTGCGAACGTATACCCTGGAGCAGTTTGGGACGGTGAATCTTTTGTTGGCGGGACCATACCTGAACGGCACAACGATACTCCTGATTGGGGTAGGTACTCTTTCCTAGTAGACAACGCAATTTTCTTAACGACGGTATCTCCAAAAAATAGTCACACAGATTTGATGAACGCTGCGGCTTTTGAAGAAGAAGTTATTATTCTTAGAGTGCCCGAGGGTCAAACCGTTGTTCGTGGCTCTATTTGGGATGGCACAACGTTTACTGCCCCAGAGTAGCCCATGTCTAAATGGAATGACTGGAAGGCCTCTCTTGGAGACTCAAGGCCGTGGCACTTGATTGATTCTGGTAAAAAGCTTGATGACCAGGAGATTATTAAAAAAAGACTTGATGAATGCATGTCTTGTGAAAACCTCATTAAAATTACAAAAAGCTGTAAACTATGCGGGTGCATTATGCCGTTAAAAACAACGCTTGCAGATGCAGAATGCCCTATTGGAAAATGGAAAAGACAGCCACTTAATTAGTTTATAGGACGGTAAAAAATGCATAACGAAAACGAAAACCATTGGTTTACAAAAGATAGGTCAGAGACCGCGTCAAATAGAGTTCCTGAGAGAGCTCTAGACGATAAGGTAAGTGTTAAAAACTTAGGCTTGGGCCTACACGTTTATCAAAATACTTTTTCTAATGAGGACGCGGCAAGATACATTGACACCCTTGAGTCCAACCTATCAACGGGTGGCAAATATAAATGGTCAGAGGCGCAAGTCACAAACTCGGATGTTCCCATCAAGAAAGCAAGAGACTGCGTAGACTTTAAGTATAAGCAAGAACAACTTGGCCCTAAAAATGAATCAAATGCAGGACTACTGGATTTGCATGAAGAAATTTATCAAAAGCTTAAATACTGCATAGACGATTACGCTAGGTACTGGGGCATTAACGTCGTGTATTACGAGGCGTTTAACTTTGTAAAGTACGAAGGAAGTGGGACTCACTTTAATATTCACGCAGACCACGGTCCTGCGTATAACTGCACAGTATCTGCCGTTATCTATATTAACGATGATTATGAGGGTGGAGACCTAAAGTTCCCAAGACTTGATAATCTAGTTTATAAGCCAAAAGTAGGGGACATTGCAGTCTTCCCCTCAAACTACATCTACGAGCACGCCTCCTTGCCAATGGTGTCAGGTACAAAGTATTGCGTCGTTGTTATGACAGATATTAATGAGTTAGGACACAAATAATGTCTTTGATTGCCATATTTAGACCATTTAGACCTTGGATAAAGAAAGAAGATATTTCTGCACCT